CTTTTTTCTGTTTCAGTAAACTGAACATCTGGCCCATAGATACCTCTATAGTTTCTGTATGCTCTTAACCATCTTTCTTCATCTATTCTTCTAGAGTCTTCTGCTTTAGTATATCTCTCCATTACATAAGTAATCATTGAGTCAACTACTTTTTCTTCTTGGAATGCATCCTTTTCTTTATCATCTAAAGCAAACTGTTTATCTTCTGTATATTCTTCCATTGTCTTCCTCAATATCCCATTACAGGGTCTGATGGTGTAAAGCTAGATTCTTTTGCTACTGTAGGGTCATAGTCAAACAAGTTAGATCTAGGTCTACTCATTACTCCATATCTTAAAGCATCATATAAATGATCCTCTGATTTTGTATCTATATCCTCTGGATTTCTTTTATCCAATGGTATAATAGGTAACTGTGCAATTAAATTCGTACAGTTACTAGTTATAACCAATCTTGGCTCTTCTGTAAACTCATCTACTTGCAATCTACTGTGTATCTCGTTTTTACCTGCTACACGACTACCACCACTTCTATCTGATGGTCTCCATCTACACCCTTCCATAATCATAGTTTCTGCAAGTGATGGCCCTGTATCTCCTCTTTTATGCCAACATGATGAATCCAGTATTCCACAACGTATTGTTCCATCATCTTCTTCTGCATCTAGTATCATATGTGCTAAATCTTTAGCTAATACTTTTCTTACATACAATTCTCTATAAACAATCAACTGCTCTGATGATGATACTGCAAACCATACTACAGCAGAAAAACTTCCATATCCATAATCACATGCTCTAAACTTTACCCAGTTTCTAGGTACATCAAACTGGTCTACTACATGTATCTCTCTGTTAAATTCTGGAAATGCTGCACCTTCTGCTACATCCCAGTTCCCTTCTAACAATTGTCTTCTTTGATTCTCTGGTAAAGACAAAAGCATTGTCTCATAATCGCCTTGTTCTGCAAGAAATGGGTTATCCTGCAACGATGCAGGTATAAACCTTCTCTTAAACAAGGGTTCACCCTCTTTACTATGTCCCTTAGGGTACGTTAAAGGTTCACTTGTCTCTATATTAGTAGCCCAAAACGAATCTCCTGCAGGTGCAGGGTCAATAAACATTTTTTTTACCCATGCATGACCTGGGCCACCTGGGTTTGTTGTTGCTCTAGCATAAATAGGCAAGTCTTTTGCGGTACTTCGTAGTCGGGATCTCATATAATCCCATGCAAAAGGTGTTGCCCACTGTGTTAACTCGTCAAAACCTACCCAACTAAATGCTAAACCCTGATACCTTAGTACATCTTCGTCCCTATCTAGGTAAGAAAACCACAATCTAGCCCCATTTGGTGCTACCCATTGCATTTTTCTTTCTGACCACTTAATGCCTGGGTATATCTGGGGGTACATTTCCTGACTTTTCCAGATAAGTTCTCTTAATTCTTCTGTAGTATGTCGCAGTAGCAACCCACTAAACTGGGGATGCCCCATATATCGTAGTGGATCTGCTAACATAGCATACGATTTACCACCACCTGCTGCACCACCGTACAAAACTTCTCTTTCACTCGATGCCAAAAACTTTGTCTGTGGCCCTTCGTTAGGTTTGAATACTACATTCTGTTCTTCTAAGCTAATACTCTGACTAGCAGACTCTTCTTGCACTATCAGCTTGGGCTTCAAGTCTTTTTTCTTCTTTGTAGCCTCTGGTTTTTTCGATTTTCTCCGCAACTTGTATTGCTTTTTCGAGCCTTCTGGCCCACTCCCTAAGTGTTTTAACTTTGCTGTTTCTTTTTCCTTCATCTTTTACTCTTTTTAACAATCCTGCGTGAGATATATATCTGCCTGTAGTTTTCGTTAACCAATGTGCTACTTTTCTAGAAGAATACTGCTTTAAATATTTTTTTGCCTGTTCCAATGCTTTTAACTCCTCTGGTATTGGGTCAAGTATATCAGGGTCTTCTGATACTTTGTACCCAAAAGGTACACACTTTACCCGTTTAGATAGAAAAGGTATTGATACATATTCTTCGTTATCTGGTTGTGGTAATATCCATGCTCCTAAATCTGGTAACTTATCCTTCATTCTCTTTTGGAGGCAGAACCATCAAACCATTTGGTGCTTCTACCTGTATCTTATCTGTTTTAGCTAATCCGATACGATCTAATAAATCTTTAGATGCACTCAGCTTTTCTTTCATGCCTAGCTCCGTAGGGTCAACCATGCCACTTACAAGTGACATAGCTGCCCGTGGGCCATTTCTAGCCATAAACAACTGAGTTACTTCTACAATTTCTTCTTTCAGTGCTTTTACGATTTCGGTTGTAGAGTTACTGTCTGCATATCCTGCTAACTTCTTTGCAGTCAATACATCTCCATTAGCCTCATCAAATAAAACATCTAAGAATTTTTGTTGCTTCTCAGTTAATTTTCTAGCCATTACTTTAACCTACTTTCCTGTAGCTTCTTGTTTTTTTGGCAATCCGTTTGGGTTGAGCCACAAATTGCTTACCCATTTTCCTGCCTTTGCGTTTAGCTCTAGTAGTTGCTCGATACTCTGAGTCTGATAGTGAAGCAATTGCTTTGCTTGGGAGATACCTTTCTCCTGTAGCTCTACTGCCTTGTGTACTAGGTTTTCCACTTTTAGTCCTCCATTTTTGTTTAGTCCATGATTTTAAACTTTTCTGTGATTTAGCTAGTGCCATAATCAACCTCTTCCTCTTGCTCTTGCTGCTCTTAATCTTTGTGCTGCTACACTTGGTGCAACTTGTCTAACCCTTTGAGGTCTTGGTGGTGCTTTTGGAAGACCTAACTTTTTTGCTATTTGTTTATTTCTTAGTCTCTGATTTTTTTTAGCTAATCTTTCTAATCTAGTTGCAAGTTTTTTAACTTTTTCTGTATTTCCTTTTCTGTTTGCTTTTTGTGCTTTTTTTTTTACTTGCATAGCTCTTAATGTAGTTCTAGCTTGTCTTTTGTCTAAAGGTGTTTTAGCTGATTCTACTTTTTGTCTTTGTGTTTGTATTGCTTTTCTTCTTGCTAATCTTTGCTTTCTTAGTATTTCTCTTTTTTGTGCAGCAGTCATAGGAGGAGGCATTGCTCTTCCTCTTTGATTTTGTCTAGGTCTACTCATTTTAAGTTGTCCTTGTTTTTCTTTTTTTAGTTTTCTCTTTCATTGCATTAATAAATTTTCTATACACTGCAGCAGCCCCTGTTTTCTTTGCTACCCTAGCCCTCTGTTCCATTGCTATTGCTGCTTGTATTTTATGTGCATGACTCTTGCCACTCTTTTTAATAATCTCAACACTTCTTTTCGCATCTTCTACGGTAGCAAACTTTAATCCTTTAATTGTCCCCTTTGGATTCTCATCTGTATACAAATCAGAATGTTTTTTAGAACCTACAGGCTGACCTTTCTTTCTAGGTATTCTAGATGTAGATGTCAACTTTTGTACCCACCACCTGCTTTTTTATAGGCTTGTGCAACCATCTGGGCTTTTCTCGCAGACCATTGTCCAGGTGCTCCACCTTTTCCACCTGCCTTAATACGGTTGAATATACTTTTGCGTAAACTTGGTTTGGTGTAATTACCTGCAGCATTTACGGTACTTTTCTTTCTTTGCATAGCCATTAATCATCTCCTCCCCTATTCATCATCCAAAATGCAAAACCTATAGCACCTACTATCCATAAAAATAAAATTAAATCCATTATCATCTCACAGGGTCAAAAAATTCTTCTACAGATACAGTAACATCAAAGTTACCTGTACTGTCCGTATAACAAACTAACTTATCTGCCTGATGTAAATTTAATCTAACACCGCCCATAAGTTGTTGTATTGAGTTATTTGTCATTGCTAATTTATTCACAATAGTATGATATGTAGTATCTTCATTATGATAAAACTGAATATATATATGTGTATTATTAGCATTGCCAGAACTAATTAATAAAAAATCTACAAGAGCACTATGGTTATTCGGCACTGTATATAATACATCTCCACTAGCACTTCCCGATGTGGCTGTTATATTTTTCGATTCAGTTACAAACTTACTGGCACTGTTGTTGATTAATGGCATTTATGCTTTTCTTGGTTTAGTTTTTTTCTTAGGCTTTACCTCACCTACAGCTAATAATATAGCTATCTGCCTCGATTTACTTTTTTTTTAGGTGTACCACCATTTTTCATCTTAGTCATAGGAGGCATCATAGTAGGTACAACTGTACCTGTTCTGGTCTTTTTATTCTTAGGTGCAACCATAGCTGTACCCATTCCACCCATAGCATAAGATTTCTTTTTCATACTAGCACCACCTGCGGCATATGCTTTTTTCTTCATGGCTCCACCACCTGCCATCATTTTCTTTTTCATACTAGCACCACCTTTAGCCATCTTACCTTTGCCGTCCATAGCAAATGCAGGAACCATCTTTCCTGTCTTA